TCGGTGTCCGTCGAAACGCGCCGCCTGCCTGTTGCCTCGCCTGGTGCGTTGGCGCTGCTCAACATGATGGGCGAGGGCGGTGTCTCTCTGCTCGGCGGCGGCATCCATGAATGGGTCCACGAGACCTGGCCGCTGAATTTTGGTGAGGAGTAACGCATGCCGCTGACGGAAGCACAGGCAGAGGCGCTGGTTGGTCAGCTTGCGGATGATGCCGCGCTTCTGCATGGCGTGGTGCATGGCACTGCCGAAACGGAGGTGGTGACGGAAGGCGGTGTCGTGCCGTCTGTTGCAAAGGTGATTGCGAGCGCCGAAGAAGCACTCACCGGCCCGGTGGCGGTGGCCGAAGGCTGGGCCGACAAGGCGCAGGACTGGGCGGAAGCACCTGAAGATGATGAGGTGGAGGCTGGTAAATACTCCGCGCGGCACTGGGCGGCGAAAGCCCAGGCTGTGCGAGACAGCCTGGGTGATGTCATGGTGTTTCGCGGTGCTTTCGACGCGAGCACCGGAAGTTATCCATCCGACCCCGTGCAGGGCGATCTCTACACCGTCACGGTCAGCGGCACGGTCGGCGGCACCGCGCTCGTGGCCGGGGACGAAATTATCTATGGGCCTGCGGGCTGGATCCTCGTCGGGCGCAATCGCTCGGCAAGCGAGATTGTCGCACTGATCACCGGCAATTTCACCGATGGTGCGCACGGCCCTCGCGGCGGCGGTGATCTGCATGCTCCTGCGACGAACTCTGTTGCTGGTTTTATGAGCGCGGCGGACAAGTCCTATCTCGATGGCTTGCCCGCCGCTCTTGGAGCAAAGGCAAATGCGTCGGATGTCGCGGTGGCGCTTGCGGAGAAAGCGGACGCCTCAGCGGTGACATCCGCCCTCGCGGAAAAGGCTGACGCATCCGCCGTCACATCGGCGCTTGCGGACAAAGCCGATACCTCGGCACTGAGTGGAAAGCTGGACAAGGAAGACCCCGCTGTCGAGGGCGTGCTGCATCTGGATGACGGTAGCCTCTCCGAGCCCGCGCTGGCGTTTTCAAGTGATGCTGGTACCGGGCTTTATCTCACCGCAGAGGGTGCTCTTGTTGTGGTGGTTGGTGGTGTGGAGCGTCTGCGCATTGACGGGCTGGGCATCAAAGTGACAGGCACGGCGGTTGCCACCGGCGAAGTTGAGGGCTTCTCGGCATGACAATCAAATCGAGTGGTCCAATTGCATTGATGCGCGATATCGTCGCCGAATTCGGTGGTGCCGCACCATACCGGCTGAGTGATTATTATCGCGGCGGTGCGTTTGTACCCGACACACCAGCCAATGCAAATATTCCGACCAGCGGGCGCATCCGATTTTCGGATTTTTATGGCGCGAGCAAGATCGCGTCGATTTCCTTCGTCGGGGCGGGCGAGTTGACGTTTAACAACGCCGCCGCCTCAGTGTCGTGGCCGACAGGCACCACCGTCGGTGATATGGCAGTGCTGGTACTCGTCTCAAATGCCGCGAGCTATACACTCAATAATCTCGGCGGGTGGTCAGCCGACAGCATCAACGCGGTACGGGCTGGCAGTGCTTCATCTAACTATCTGCGCGTGTACAGCAAGGTGCTCGTTGCTGGCGATCTGTCATCGCCGCCGAGCTTTTCCGGTGGCGGCACAGGTGCAGCCTACTTTGTTGTTGTTTATCGCGGCGGCGCGGGCATTGGATTCAAGGGTGCGACGGGGCCGTCACCCGGCACAACGGTCTCGGTGGCGGGTTTTGCAAAGTCACCAGCCAGCAGCCGCGTCATGTCGATATTTGTCGATCGCACGAATTCTACGACGCTGGGTGATGCGCCGACGGGCTGGACGAGGCGGCATATAGCTCGCGTTACTTATCACACATTTGGTGCGGCAGACGTGGAGAGCGGCTCCTACACGGACAACGCGGCGGTAGTATGGACGGGCCTTCAGGGTGGCGGCGCATCTTTCCAGCAGGCCGCTGTTCTGTACGAGCTGAGCTGAGGCGTACCCATGGGTGATATTTGGACCGAGGCACTGGAAGAGGCCTATGCCTCTGCGCCGGCGGGTGTCGAATCCTGGGACACGCTCGAAATCAATCACCCCGCCTTTGAAAGTCCCGTCCGCGTCGTGCTCGACTATGGCGAAAAGATTGGCGAGATCGATGATGGCGACGGCTACACGCAGGATGTGTATGGCCGGATGCTGAAGCTGGAGGGTGATGCGCCTTTCGATCCGGGCGAGACGGTGGCTTTTCTTGCGACCGCCTTTGAAGTGAGGCGACCGGATCAATCGCCGGAACACGCGCCAGAAATGTCGATCATGATCGACAATGTGCCCGGCGACCTCATGGCCGCGCTCGGGCCAGCTGCCACAAGCGGCCAGTCAGTTGACGTCATCTATCGTGAATATCTTTCCGATGATCCGGACACGGTGCATTTCCGGATCGCAGGGCTGAAGCTGCATCGCGTCTCGGCTACGACGCTCAGGATCGAAGGCCGCCTCGGCTTTACCGATCTCTTCCGGCGGAGTTTTCCGAATGAATATTACAACGCAGCCGACAACCCCTCTCTCGCCCGTGCCTGATCTGCCGCCGCTGACGGGCAATGCCAGGGCGGATGCGGCAGCGCTGTGTGAGGCGGTATTGCTGGCGCGGCCCGCATGGAGGCTCGGCGCGCAAGGGCCGGATGCTTTCGATTGCTGGGCGATGCTTGCTCTTCTGCAGCGGCATCTCTTCGGGCGTGATGTGGAAATCGTGATGCCGCGCGCCGCCATGAGCCGCGCATCCATTCTCCGCGCCTTTGCGGGCGAGGGTTTCGCCCGGGCGCACATCCAGTGGCGCCGCCGCGAGGGGGTACCTCAGCATGGCGACGGGGTGCTGATGTCGCACAAGGAGGCGCCTCATCATTGCGGGGTCTGGCTCGATCTCAATCGCGGCGTCGTCGCGCATCATGCCGAGCATGCGGGTTTCTCGCTGGATGGCGCGCAGGCGCTGCGGCTGAGCGGTTACGCCAATCTCACATTTTATGAGTGGGTCGGGGGCTGAGAATGGTGACTGCAACCTCTCGCGCGGCGCGGCGGCGCAGGCCGGCGCACGCCGTGCGCCTGACTGCGCTGGCGGCTGCCGAACCGCAAATGCTGGAGGTACAGCGGCGCGACACGATTGCGAGCCTTGCGGCGCGTCAGCGCTTCCGCGCGCCGCATATCGCCGTGCTGAATGGTGAGCCGGTGCTGCGCAAGCAGGGGGGTTGGAACAGACGCCTCAAGCGCGGCGATGAGCTGATGTTCGTCGAGTGCGCGGCGGGCGGCGGAGGCGTGAAAAACGTCTTCCGCATGGCGCTCAACATCGCGCTGGTGATGAGCGCGACGGCCCTCTTCACATGGATGGGGCTTTCGGGACCACTCCTCGGGATAGCGGTACTCGGTGCCTATGTGGCGGGCGGCCAGCTTATCAATGCGTTGTTGCCTCCGGAGGTGCCGGGCGGCAACGAGTTCCGCTCCGGCCCCACTGCCTCACCCACCTACAGCCTCAACTCATCGCAAAACGCCGCGCGGCTCGGCGGCGTGCGCCCGCGGCTTTACGGGCACCATCTCGTCGTGCCGGATCTCGATGCCGCCCCCTACACCGAATATGCGGGTAATGATCAGTATCTCTATCAGGTGCTCAATGTGAGCCTGGGTGAAGTGGCGGTGCGCGAGCTGCGGCTTGTGGACACGGTGCTCTGGGATGACGCCAATGGCTTTAGCAATGTGTTTGATGGTGTCGAAATCGAGATCTGCGCGCCGGGCGAGCCGGTCACTCTGTTCCCCGCCGATGTGATCGCCTCTGTGGAGGTAGGTGGGCTTGATCTCCCGGGGTCAAATGAGGAGGGCGCTGGCGCAGTCGGCCCCTTCGCGGCCAATCCAGCAGGCACAGAGGCGACGAGCATTGCCTTTGATTTCGAGTGGCGTGGCGGGCTTGGTCGCTACACGGATGCAGGAACGCTCGTCAATGTCACGACGCGGCTGCGCATGGAGGTGCGTGCAATTGATGATGCCGGCGCACCGCTTGGTGACTGGGAGATTCTGGCCGAAAAGGATTACAGCTTCGCCACGTTGACGCCTCAGCGCGTGAGCGAGCGCTTCCCGGTTGCGTTGGGTCGGTATCAGGCGCGGATGACGCGTGTCAATGCGGCGGCGCATGTCGATAATGACAGGGCGCGTGATGCTGTCGTCTGGTCTGGCCTACGCGCGCATATCAAGGGTGTTGCCGGCTCTCTCTCTTGCACGCGCATTGCGATCCGAATGAAGGCGAGCGGGCAGCTGTCCGGTCTTTCCGCGCGACTCTTCCGCGTGCTCGCGGTTTCAAAGCTGCCGTTCTTCGAGGGATTTAACGAGGCGGGCGAGGCGCAATGGAGTGCGCCGCAGGAAACCCGCGACCTCTTTCCCATCGCCATGGATATCTTGCGCAACGAAACCTATGGCGGCGCGGTGCCGGATGACCGTATCGACATTGCGCGCTTCGCCGAGCTGCATGGCACATGGGCCGCGCGCGGCGACAAATTCGACGGTGTATTCGACACGAAGACCAGCGTCTGGAAGGCGCTGCAGGATGTGCTGCGTCTCGGCTATGCGGAGCCGCAAATGGCGGGTGCGCAGGTAACAGTGACGCGTGACGAGCCTGCCGATGCGGCGGCGATGGTGTTCACGCCGGAGAATATCGCGGCGGGCAGCCTCGGCGTGGATTATGTATTCGTGGACGAGGACACGCCGGACAGCGTGATCGTCGAATACTGGAATGAGGCCACCTGGTCGCAGGATGAGGTGCTCTGCCAGCTTGCTGAGTCGACGGCGGACAAGCCTGCCCGCATCCAGCTTTTCGGCTGCACGGACCGCACACGTGCCTGGCGCTATGGTCGCCGCCGCGCGGCGGAGAATCGCTATCGCCGCATCTTTCCGCGCCTCACAAGCGGGCTGGAAGGCCGCCTTCTCGCGCGTGGTCAGCCCGTGCTGGTCTCGCATCCCCTGCCGCTCTGGGGTCGCGCGATCGCGGTGGAAAGCTACGATCCGGCAACCCGCCTGATCACGCTTGAGAGTTCTGTGGGCCTTGATGGCATCGGTGGCTGGCTGCGGCTGCGCGACCGGCGCGGGCGTGAGTGGGGGCCGGTGCGCATCGAGGCAACGCCAGTGCCGAGCCAGGCCGTGCTCAATGAGGCCGATGTCGCGCTGCATGGCGACCCGGCTACCTTCATCGTCATCGCCGATGGCGCGGAGCGGACGGTCGCCTCTATCGGCATTGCGGCGGGCGAAGCTGACCATCAGGAAGGCCCGCTCCGCTGCAAGGTGGTCACCGGCGCGCCGGGGAAGGGCGAGGGTGTCGAGTTGACGCTCGTCAATGACGATCCGCGCGTTTATTCGGCGGATGAAGGCGACCCGCCGCCGCTGCCCGGCGGGGCGATGCCGCCGGTAACTCCCTCGCGGCCTGTGCTGCAGCCGCTCGTTGTGTCGCAGAATATCGGCACGGCCTATGCGCCGCGACTTGCTTACAGCGTCCAGTCAGCGGCTGGAGCGTCTCTTTACGTCTGGTCGATCTCTTACGACCATGTGAGCTGGACCGAGATTGCGGAAGGCTCGAATGCCGTCTCCGGCGAGGTGGATGTTCTGCCCGGCACGGTCTGGATCGCCTGCACGGCGCTCGGGCCGGGCGGCCGCGACCGCAAGGAAGTATTCCGTGATCTGACGGTTACGGAGGCGGCGCC